GGGCTTTACTGTTGCCCACATCAAGACGGACTCCATCAAGATCCCGGACGCAAGCCCGGAGATCATCCAGTTCGTGATGGATTACGGCAAGATGTACGGCTATGTCTTTGAGCATGAGGCCACCTATGACCGGATGTGCCTGGTGAACAACGCCGTTTACATCGCCAAGTATTCCACGGCGGAGAAATGCCAGGCCGCGTATGGCTATGTGCCGGATGATATTCGGAAACATCCCGGCGAATGGACAGCGACTGGCACCCAGTTCCAGATTCCGTATGTGTTCAAGAAGCTGTTCTCCAAGGAGGAGATCGTGTTCGAGGACATGTGCGAGACCAAGTCGGTCACCACCGCGCTGTACCTGGATACGAATGAGACTTTGCCGGATGTTTCAGAGTATGAAAAGGAGCTGGAGACACTCCGGAAGAAATGGCCAGACAAGGAGGGGCAGTATCCGATGGACTACGAGGAAGTAGTTGCGGACCTGAAGAGCAAAATCGAGCAGGGCCACAATTATATTTTCGTGGGAAAGGTCGGTTCTTTCTGTCCCATGAAGCCCGGCTATAACGGCGGCCTGCTGCTGCGGGAGGTCGTGGACAAGAAGACCGGCGAGAAGAGCTATGCCTCCGCCGGAGGCGCCAAGGGTTATCGCTGGCTGGAGTCGGAAATGGTCAAGCAGCTGGGCAAAGAGGACGGCATCGACCGGAGCTACTACGACGCTATGGTGGATACGGCCGTCACAGATATTTCCCAGTATGGCGATTTTGAGTGGTTCGTGTCTAACGACCCGTATGTCCGGTCGGATGACGATACACCGCCGTGGTTCGGGCCCGGAGAGCCCCATGGCGAGGAAGCAACAGCATTTGACGTGCGGTAAAAAGGAGGAAAAAGTATGCGATTGACGCATGAGCAGGCTGCGGTCCTGGAAAAGATCGCCGGTCGTTCCGGAATGGACGTCTGGTTCGCGGTGGACGGGAACGGGATGGTCCATGACCTGGAAAACCACTATCGGTTCATGAAGACGGCGGAGGCTGTCAACCTCATCCACGAGGGGATGACCTCTTACAAAGACTACCGCCTGACCAAGAAGGACATCAAGATTTTCGAGGCCCTTCTGGCGGAAACTAACGGCGGAGCGGCGGTATGAGCATTTTCATCATCATGTTTCTGCTCAATGTGGTGGGCATGTTCTGCACCGCGGCTTCGGACCACATGCTTTTGTGCGCGGTCTGTGTTGTTATGACGATTTTGAACGCTCTGCTCGCCATGATGTATGAGGGCAGGCTGTTGATCCGCATTAAGAACCTGGAACAAGAAATCAAAGATTTGAAAAGGAGACTTTACCATGGCTAAGAACAGAGTGAATGACAACCTTGTGATCGAGAACGCCCGCCTGCTGTTCCGAAACTTCTCCGGACGGGAGAGCAAGTACAACCGCGCCGGACAGCGCAACTTCTGCGTGTACATCGAGGACCCCGATGACGCCAAGCGGCTGGAGGAGGACGGTTGGAACATCCGGGTCCGGGCGCCCCGTGAGGAGGGCGAGGAGCCCCGCTACTATCTCCAGGTGGCAGTCAGCTTTGAGAACATCCCGCCCACGGTTTACATGATCACCAAGCGGAAGAAGGTGCGGCTGGACGAGGAGTCCATCGACACCCTCGACTTCGCGGAGATCCGCAACGTGGATCTGACTATCCGTCCTTATAACTGGGTCATCCAGGAGGGCACTAAGAACGAGAAGAGCGGCGTCAAGGCCTATCTGCGCTCACTGTACGTCGTCATCGAAGAGGATGAGTTCGCCGAAAAGTACGCCGGCGAAGAGTATCCGGAGGAGTAAGATAGATATGGGGGAGGGCGTCGGTGAATAAGGAGATAGCCGGCGCTCCCTTACCCCTCTTCTGAGAAAGAGGTATATTCGTAAACATTTTACGCACGAAAGGAGAAAATCATGGTGAAAGAGGTAAATTACTGCATGATATTTGAGGAGGGTGCGGAATGAAACCATTCTGGAAAAATACCCGGAAGGGAAAATCCAAGAAACATTCCAAGCCTTCCCAGCCCAAACCGAGGGCGCAGACACGGCCAAAGCCCATGGAGGAACCGTGGAAACCGCCGATGGCTGTTCCAACGCCTCGGGCGGAGCAAAAGACGACCCCTATTACACAGATGCTGGAGTCGGCTCGCCCCATCAAGAAGGAATATATTCCGGCCAGGCCGTCAACGCGAAAGAGTGAATACTATGACGAATTTCGCTCCAAATTTCGGCAGCTGCTTTCCCCACAGCGCCGCCCGATTGATATTTGGCGAGACTTTATCGTTATGTCAGCCTGTGCCATGTCCAATACTGTGGATAAAACCCACTATGACGAACGGGAGAAGCGGTATCTGGACACCATCAACAAATACGAAAAATCTCAGCAGCACATATTCCCTGAACTCTATGCCGATGTGGTCATGGCTTTGGACGAGAATCCGGAGCAGGACTTCCTCGGCGAGATGTTTATGGACCTGCACCTCGACTATGAGGAGCTGAAACAGATATTTACGCCATACCATGTGTGCCAACTAATGGCGGATGTTACAATGGACGACCTTGTTCGGCAAGTTGATGAACAGGGGTATGTTTCCATCAATGACTGTTGTTGCGGTGCGGGTGCAAACCTGATCGCGGCAATCAATTCCGCCCGTCACAAATTAGAGGATGCGGGGCTGAATTTTCAGAACCACATTCTGGTCATCGGCCAGGATATTGAGGAGCTGGTGGCGCTGATGTGTTACATCCAGATCTCACTGCTGGGCGTAGCCGGGTATGTCAAGGTCGGAAACACCCTCACTGAACCCATGACCCATGGCGACAGCATGGAGAACTACTGGTTCACGCCCATGTACTTTTCTGACGTATGGCACACGAGAAGAATGATTCACAAATTTATGGATCTGTTTAAGGAGGATGAACGATGACTAAACGGACAAAGTGCGAGGACTGTGCGCGGAACAATCGCCTCGGAGAGCCAATCTGCCGGACGTGTATTGCCGGAAGCAACTTTTCTCCTCGGGAGCGCAGCAGAATTTACTATAATTCGGTCAATGAAATGAACGCCCCGCCGGCGGCCGATCTCTCTATGATGGCAGCGTTGAAAGGAGTCGATGATGGCTCCGGCGTTCCGGAAATCCTGGATGTGATCTTTAACGAACCCGCTACCATCGTCTTCTGGGCGGACGGGACTAAAACCGTTGTGAAGGCCATTTATGACGAGTTCGACCCGGAGAAGGGGCTGGCCATGGCGATTGCGAAGAAGGCCCTTGGCAATAAGGGCAGCTACTACAACGTCATCGCAAAGTGGACGGACGAGTATCTGGAGAAAGAGGACAAGTGATGCCCCGTGGCGATCCAGCTTTATGACTATCAGCGCGAAGCCCTGGGGCGGATGAAAAATGGGTGCATCCTCTGCGGCGGGGTCGGCTCTGGAAAATCCAGGACCGGCCTCGCTTACTACTATCTGCAAGAGGGTGGCCAGCTGGGTACGGATGATTATATTCCGATGAAAAAACCCAGAGACCTCTACATCATCACCACGGCTCGCAAGCGGGACACCTGCGAATGGCAGGGCGATCTGGCTCCGTTCCTGCTCTCCCCCACTCCGGAAGCCAACTACTACAAAAACAAAGTGGTTATCGACTCCTGGAACAACATCGGCAAGTATGTGGATGTCAAGAATGCCTTCTTCATCTTTGATGAACAGCGGGTGGTTGGTTATGGAGCCTGGACCAAGGCATTCCTAAAAATCGTCAAGTCCAATGACTGGATTCTGTTGTCCGCTACCCCTGGCGACACCTGGCAGGATTATATTCCGGTCTTCATTGCCAATGGGTTTTACCGCAATAAGACTGACTTTGTGGATCAGCATGTAATTTACGACTGGCGGGCCAAGTATCCGAAGATTGACGGTTACCGCAATACCGGCCGGCTGATTCGGCTCCGGGATAAGATTCTGGTGAACATGGACTTCAAGCGCCAGACAGTTTCCCACCATGAGGGCATCAGGGTTTCGTATGATATTTCCAAGTATAAAGACATCATGCGGAACCGATGGAATCCATGGGAAGACCGGCCGATTGAAACTGCGGCGGAGCTGTGCATGGCGCTCCGCAGGGTCACGAATTCGGACGAGTCCCGAGCGGTTGCGGTACTGGAACTGCTGGAAGACCATCCCAAGGCCATCATCTTTTACAGTTACGACTACGAGCTGGACATTCTGCGCTCTCTCAGATACCCGGAGGGCACGGAGATCGCGGAGTGGAATGGGCATAAGCACCAGGAGATCCCCACCGGGGATAAGTGGGTGTATCTCGTCCAATACACTGCCGGATGTGAAGGATGGAACTGCATTACCACGGACACCATTATATTCTACTCGCAGCAGTATTCCTATAAGGTAGCGACGCAGGCGGCTGGACGGATCGACCGGCTGACCACACCATACCGGGATCTAAACTACTATCATTTGAAGAGTTTCTCCGGAATCGACCTTGCCATCAGCAAGGCGCTCTCCAAGAAAAAGAACTTCAATGAGGGTAAGTTCGTTGGCTGGGCTACAAAACCGTTGCCGGCAGCCGCATAGTTTTCAAGCCCTATTACGGAGGAGACACCATGATGTGTCTCCTTTTATATTTTTGAGGAAAGGAGGCGATCACTTTGCAACAGCAGCTCGACCTTGAAGTAATGGATTTCTTCGATCTTCTGGCTGAAACACCGTCTATCAAAGCGAAGAAACAGCTCTTGTACGAACGGCGGAATGACGGAAACACCAAGAAATTTCTGGACTATCTGCTGAACCCTTTCTTTGTCACAGGCATTTCTGAGAAGAAAATCAGAAAAACAGTGACCGCAGAGCGAACGGTCCGTTTTCGCTCATTTCACGAATTGATGGCGTACATTCGGAAGAACCACACCGGCGCCGATGATATTTTGGCGAATGTACAGGGCTTTTTAGAGGATACGGCCCCCGAATTGAGACGGTTCTACATCGGCATCATCACCAAGTCCATTCGCATTGGGTGCGATGTCAAAACTGTGAACGACGCGCTCGGTTACGCACTTATTCCTCAGTGGGAGGTTCAGCAGGCCTACCAAATCGGAAAACTGAAGATGAACGAAAACGAGTGGTTCAGTCTGAGCCAGAAGCTTAATGGAGTCCGTGGGACTTACTTCGAGGGGAAGCTCATCAGCAGACAAGGGAAAGAGTTTAGTGGATTGGAGCATATTGTGGAGGAGATCCAGATGCTCATTCCCAATTCGGAAGAGTGGGTCATCGACGGTGAGTTGATCCGTAAAAACGTGGAGCATATCCCAGACAACCAAAACTTCCGGTTGACAGCTGGTCTGATTAGTCAGGAGGATGGTGATAAGAGGCAGATCCAAATGGTGATTTTCGACATTCTTCCGAAAGCCGAATTTCTTCGGGGCGAGAGCGAATTGCGGTACCGGGAACGGCTGGAAGAGTTGAAAACTCTACAAAAAGAAATACAGCGGAAACACCTGTCCAATCTCCGAGTGGTGGATATTCTATACACCGGCAACGATATGTCCATGATCTCGCAATGCCTGGAACGCATGATTGCAGAAGGCAAAGAGGGTCTGATGCTGAATCGGAACTGTAAATACTTCACGCGGCGTCACAATGGCATCCTAAAAGTGAAGCAGTTCTACACAGTGGACCTTGAAATTATGGATCTCGAAGAAGGGACAGGCCGGCTGACCGGGACTTTAGGCGCATTTGTAGTCCGTTATAAGGACAACTATCTGCGGGTCGGGTCCGGCATGACGGATGCGCAGCGAAAACAGTTTTGGGATGCCGGAATAAGATTGATTGGCCGTGTTATCGAAGTAAAGTACAAAGATGAGAGCATCGATGGCCGGACGGGGCTACGCAGCCTCCAATTCCCGATCTTTGTTCAACTACGCGAACTCGGAAAGCGAGAAAGCTATGACTGATATTTCAATAAGGGAGAATAATGATGGATGACAAACTTAACTTCAAGACAGATATGGGCAATGCTGAAGACCGCATTCGCGCTTTTCATAATTGCATGGCGCCTGCTCTGCATCTTTTCCAGGAGGACATTTCCGAAAAGCTGGAAAAAGACGGTTTCTTTACCGCACCGGCGAGTACCAAGTATCACGGAGCTTACGAAGGAGGCCTATTTGAGCATAGTCTTAATGTAACTAAGGCATTGGTTAAACTCACAGCCGCGAATGACTTGGAGTGGCAACGCCCGGAGTCGCCTTACATCATAGGTATGTTCCATGATATTTGCAAGCAGGACCAGTATCGGAATCCTATTATAGGGACGTTCTATAAGGAACCCATTTATGATCTATCTAAATGGGAGTATGACCCCGATACGCTGCTCAAAGGGCATGGAGACAAATCCGTCATGCTGCTGTCCGAATATTTACAGTTGACCATGGAGGAGATCCTGTGTATCCGCTATCACATGGGCGCTTTTGTGGACCAGAAGGAGTGGAACGACTACACCCGGGCCATTCATGAGTGCCCGAACGTCCTCTGGACTCATACGGCGGACATGATTGCGGCGCACATCCTGGAAATTGACAAGTGACATACCTTATTATATTCTACTGAACAAGAGGTGAAAGTACATGCTCGGAGCAATTATCGGTGACATCATTGGCTCCCGGTTTGAGCGGCATAACCACAAGTCAAAGGATTTTGAGCTGTTCACGGACCAATGCCGGTTTACGGATGATACTGCCATGACGGTGGCCATTGCCAAGGCTTTGCTGGAATGCAAAGGCGACTATGCCAATCTCAGCAACCATGCCATCCGGTGTATGCAGGAGATTGGACAAAAGTACCCCGACGCCGGGTACGGACGGATATTCTACCAGTGGCTGCACAAAAAAGCGCCAGAGCCCTACTGGAGCTATGGGAATGGCTCGGCTATGCGGGTGAGCCCGGTGGCTTATGTGGCAAAGTCGGCGAAAGAGTGTATCGAGCTCGCCGATGCGGTAACTCGGGTCAGCCACGATCATCCAGAAGGGATGAAAGGCGCCGAAGCCATCGCCTCGATGATTTTCGGAGCCCGCAGCGCATTACCCAAGTCGTTACTTCGGGACGTGGCCCAGATGCGGTATTATATTTTGGATTTCACCATTGATAAAATCCGCTCCAAGTACCGCTTTGATGCAAGCTGCCAAGGCTCTGTTCCGCAGGCGATTGAAGCGTTTCTGGAGTCGGAGAGTTTTGAAGATGCCATCCGGATCGCGGTGTCCCTCGGCGGAGACAGCGATACCATCGCCGCGATGACCGGAAGCATTGCCGGAGCCTATTATGGCGTGCCCAACGAGCTGAGAAAAAGGGCTCTGACGTATCTTCCTCAGGACTTTCTGGATATTCTGGAAGAGTTTGAGACTGCCTATCAGAAGTAAAAACCTGCGAAGACCGTCCTCGTTTCAGGGGACGGTCTTTTATATTTTTGGAGAAAAACAGGAGATGCGAACCATGAATGAAAAACAGTTAAAGGAGTTCTTCACCGCCATTGGCACGCTGGCCGAGATGGCGCTGCTCTTTTACCGGAGCAGCATCGCCGCGAAAGCAACACCCGAGGAGGCCTTTCGGATCACACAGGCGTTCATCGCTGCCGCTCTGAGCGGGGGAGGTAAGAGCGAGAACAAGGAGGGTGCATGATTGACCCGAATCGCATCGCGGACATCTTTATGGCAGTTGTTCTCGTTTTGATGGCTGCGATTAACATGCATACCTATATTCGGAAAGGCCGATATAAAGAAAGCGGATGGCTCTCTCTTGCGGCGGCAATCCTCGCGATTATTTCAGCAACTTGGATTTGGTTCAAATATTGAAAGGAGAAAAACTATGGCGGGGCTAAACTGCGAAATCAAATGGGAAACCCGGCTCTGTGAGGTAAACGGTGAACCTGGATATTTTCATTGCTGGGAGCATTGGTCCAATGTAATAGACGCAAGCCCTCTGCGGGGCGGTCATCCCGGAGGCCAAATCGGGCAGGTCTACGGAATTGTCGAGTTTAAGGACGGTATCCGGCGGATTGACCCTGCGAAAATCAAGTTCTGCGATGAGGAGAATGCCTTGCTGGCAGAGATGGCGAAACATCATCAGGAGGGGGGGAAGGCATGAAAGTTTGCATTTTATCAAACGATGACCCTGCGGCTTTTCAAAGCTCAATCAATGCTTTCATTGCCGACAAAAAAGTCATCGACATCAAATATCAGAGTATGACGCTGGTACTCAGGTTTACAAACGGTGTTCCTTCGGAGACGACCATTGTGGATCGTGCACTCATCATCTATGAAGAGTGAACAGATGAGGGCTGTTCGTTGCAAATGCGGACGCCCGGCACATATTTGGCATTCGCGGGATGGATATTTATGCGGGTGCATCAATCCGGACTGCGCCATCTCTTTAGAGAGGTCACAGAAGTCCAGAGCGGAATCGATCCAAAAGTGGAATGCAAAGATGAAAGGAGAATCTCATGAATAACGAATGGCATCCCTGCCGGTATATCGATTGTACGTTGGAACATGACGACTCCTGGGTAGACGGAAAGTGGTATGAATGGGAAGATATTTACGGCAACCGTGAAGTCGCTCGAATGAAACTCGACGCCATGGACCACTTTTATCCTAATACCAAAATCATCAAGGAAGAAAATGTCCGTCGTTACAGAGAGATTATGGAAGGAGAAAACTGATGTTCGTTGTGAGAGACTGGACGCGAAACCCTTCTTACACCATGGTAAGCAACGACGTTAAAGACGTCCGCGATATTGTTATCGGCATTACCGGAGATGAAACGATTGGCGACCATGTGCTTCTT